GGTCACGTAATCCCACGCCCTCTTATAGCACAACTTGCATCCTTAGATAAAGTTCTAAGTCGCAAGCTGCACTATGACGTAGCGTCATTAGCCGATGATCCCGTAGATGAAACCAAAGGAAGCGGCGATACATATAACAATGTATGCGATGAGGATGACATGATCTTCAGTCATAGGTTACTCCTTTATGAGGATGTCTAGTTATATAATGAAAGTTTTGTTCTCATTTCTTAGTGGTCTTGCGCACTGCGCTCTCGCGCACACACCTCACAACAAGGGGTGTCCTGAGATGGGAGTTGACTGACCTTAATAGGTGTCGGGATGTCTAGCCATATGAGGTGCGTAGCGCCGAACCTGTGCGAGCAAAGCGAGTTGACTACAGGCTGGCAAAGCCAGGCCTTTACCCGCGCGTAGCGCGGAAATTTTGGGAGGTCATTTCTGACCCCCCGCAATTGTTAAGCTGTTTTGTATGATATCTCAGACAACATTGGCTTATCGTTGGCGGCGTCCATTGAATCCATCTCTTTCATCAATGCCGCTACATCGGAAGGTAAGTCGCCGTCAATTGCCGTTACTTTTAGGCTTGAATAGCTGCGGTTAAACTGTGCAACGTATGTAGCTTTAAGATTAGCAAGCTCTGCATTCATTAAGGTTGTAAGCATGTGATCGCCCTTGTAACGAGCGACTGCACCCATAAAGTTGTTACGTGATAGCTCACTATCTGAGCTGTATTCTGCTTTATAACGGTCAGCGAAATACTTAGCCTTTGATTCGCGGTCTGACTGCTTTGGCAACCAATATTCGTAGTGACCGATCATGCGCTCTAACATGATCCGCTTGTGGAAATCCATCGTGTCGACACTGCGCCAACCGTCATTATCTCCACCTGTCACGTTGTCTTCGTGATAATAGATGTCTTCCCAATTGGTCATGGTGTTGGCGATGTAGTTCCCAAGGCCATTGACGCTTGATTCCTCAATCTGTGCTTTGAGAATAGCGATCTGGCTCATCAAGGCCTTGTTGTCTTCAATAAGCTGCTGGGATTTACTTGCGGCGATCTTTGTTAATTTCTGTGTCATCTTGTAGTTCTCCTAAGGTTTCAATTATCATTCTTTCTTTCTACCACCATAGTCTTTCGGCAGGCGAAAGCGGGTGGAACCCAGAGACTGAGCCTCATCGTTAAAACGAAGGCGCTTGCCACGCCTTTGCTTGGGCATACAAGTTGCTTCCCCGTCAGGCCAAGGTTGATCTAGGGCAAGGGCGCTCAAAGAGCCAAGCGTATCCGCTTCAAGTGGAAGCTGCTTGTATGGCTTTTAGCGAATGAGGCACAGACGTCGGGGTCTACACGGTTTTGCCTGATCGTAAGACGCCGCGCTCTTGGGCGCGGTGGTGAATTAAGTAATGCGCTCTTGCGCTCCGTTCTGTCTTTCTTACTTCTTTACTCTCTTCTCTTGCGATAGAGATAGAAGCCCTTTAGGGTGGGGACGCCCTTGCGTCACCATTCACGATAGCTCGCGCGCTCTTGGGCGCATCGCCCTGTCAATAGCCCAGAGAGGTAACATGATACCTAATTTGATAGGTGACGCTACGTCAGGGGTTGACACGCCGTTTCAGAATAGGGCTTATTGGGGGGAGAGGGGTAGAGGGGCGCAAGCAATGGGATATATGGATGGTATTGGATGAATCAGATTACCAAGAAGCTGACTGACAAACAGACAGCACTAGTAGACACTCTCGTAGCAAACGGGTGTACGATTAAACAGGCAGCGGGTTTGGCTGGATATGCTGACGGCGAGTCTGGAAGAGTGACTGCAAGCAAGGCTTTAAAGCTAGCGCATGTGCAGCAGTACATGATGAGACGGATGAACGAGGAGTTCAGTGTTAGTGCTACGCTGGCTGCTAGTACAGTTCGTAGGTTAGCTGGTGGTGCTAAGAGTGAGTACGTGCAGCTAGAGGCTAGCAAAGATCTATTAGACAGAGCGGGTTACAAGCCCATAGATAGGTCGCAGGTACAGGTGGCTGGAGACATCAAGGTGTCTATAGATCTGGGTTAGTTTCGTAGTTCTTTTGGTCTGTTACACAGCGGAGAGAGCAGGGGGGTGGGGGGAAAAGTACGGCCTAGTAACTGTGACATGGTCTCCCACAAACATAATACCTTAAAAAGGCTCGCTGTTCTGTACGGTTGATAATTATTTTATAGTTGGCTAGGGTGCGTTTAAGCGAAAGAGGATTTACAATGTCTGAGGTTATTCGGTTAAACAGAGCGCTTGATAGGCTTATTGCTAAAGAGAAAACCATCTTGGCTCAGATAGCTGATGGTGGAGACACCTTTAGAAATGAGGCTCGTCTTGAGGAGGTCCAGTTTCAGAGACGTGAGGCTCTTGCCAGTGCTGCGGAGGCTGAGTACGAAGCGTCAAAAAAGAAAGAAGACACCAAGGGCAAAACTAAAACTAAATACAAGAGTCGAACTCGTGGCGCTGGCGGCGGTGGGATTCATGAAATTGGTAAGGGTGCTATGCGTAGGGCTGCTGCCAAGACTTTTGGAAAGAAATTAATGTGAGCAGATTTACTAAAGACCCAGAGAAGGCTCCTCCTCGTGAGGACATGACCGCAGTGAAAGCTGCCTTAACGAGTAGTGGATATGGTAGTAAAAGCGCATCAAAATCCTAGCGGTGGACTTAACGCTGCTGGCCGTAGGCACATTAACAAGACCACTGGTTCTAAGTTAAAGGCTCCTGTTAAGAGCGGGGACAATCCTCGCCGCGCTTCCTTCTTGGCAAGGATGGCTGGCAACTCTGGGCCTGAGCGTGACGCCAAAGGCAAACCCACTCGTCTTCTTCTCAGCTTAAAGGCATGGGGAGCCTCGTCAAAATCTGATGCACGGTCTAAGGCTGCGGCCATTAGCAAAAGGAACAAGGCGTAATGGGCAACAACACTCAAAAAGTACCGATTTCGAAAGACGCTGTTTACGAGAGATTGAGCGCACAGCTTGATGAGATGGACAGAAACCACAACAACAAGCCATTAAAAGTTCTTAAGCGAGCTATCATAAAGGCGTTTAACCTAAAGGGTATCCGTAAGAAAAACGAAGTATACACTGGCAAACATTATTCATTGCTAAGGCGCGTTGAGAAAATGGAAGCTGATATGATTACGGAAGGTAACAAGTAATGTGCATGGGTGCAGATAGCAGCAAGAGCGATGGCGGAATGACGGGCGCAGCAAAAGACATGCACCGTTCAAGTAGCCCATCCACAGATGATGTAGATTATGTTGTAGGGGGCGGCTCAGGCAGTAGCTCCAGCACAACCTCCAGCGGATCAGCCTCTTCAGCAAGAACGCTTTTAACCGCTAGGTCTGCATCAACAATACCAAGGTCAAGCGATCAGGCTAAAACCAACCGTCAAATGACACAGCCTTTTAACCAGCGTGACGGGAGAAAGAAAAGAACTAACGTCTTCAAGGGTCTTGGTCGAGTTGCCACAAGTCTTCTTAAGATGAGTCCTGCTTACCAAGTAATAAGCGGTTTATCAAAAACCTATAAAGGGAACTAAGATATGTGCATGGGTTCAAAGGGCGGTACGCCCAAAACCGCAGAGCAATACTACCAAGAAATGAAGCCTAATCTTCCAGAGCTTCCTTCCTTGCGTGATGTAACTGGTAATAGCCCAGTAGAGCGCAAGTCTAAAAAGCTTAAAGATGTGCCGAAAGTGCGCGAAGGATCGCAAGCCCGTAGCTCTTTATTAAATATGTCTGGGGAATACTAGTGAGTTTTCTTAGCACCTTAAAGCCAATGGAACTATCCATGCTTCGAGGCATAGTTCGGAAGACTGAGTTTGCTTACGTTGAAGCAAAGCACGGTAAAGCTTTTGTTACAGATCACGAAGTTGATAAGTTAATTGATAGCATTGGCCCTGAGATTGTAGAGCGCATGATTAAGTTTGGTGTTGATAAAGGATTAAGGTAATGAGTCTTTACGCAAATATGAACGCTCGTAAAAAGGCAGGGACCAGTCGCTCTAAGAGCAAGTCTACCATTAGTGACAAGTCATACTCTAATATGAAGGCTGGCTTTCCTAAGAAAAAAAAGAAAACCCTACTAAGTAAGGTTAAATAAATGTCTGAACTAACAAAAGCTCAAGTTAGAGCGCTGGCAAAACACAAAGTACATCATACGGCAGGCCACATGAAGAGCATGAGTAGCTCAATGCAGGCTGGCATGTCATTTAAAAAAGCGCACATTGTTGCAAAGAGAATTGAAAAAGCTAAGAAGTAATGCCAGATTTTAAGTATAAGCCTGATGGAGCTACCATTAAGGACTTCATGAAGGATCAAACATTTTTTCGTGGAATAAGAGGCCCCGTAGGCTCAGGCAAATCCGTTGCTTGCTGTGTCGAAGTATTCCGCCGCGCTCTTGAACAAGAGAAATCACCCGATGGAAAGCGTAAAAGCCGTTGGGCTATCATACGAAACACCAACCCACAGCTAAGAACAACAACCATTAAGACTTGGTTGGATTGGTTTCCAGAAGCTGATTGGGGTAAGTTTACTTGGTCTGTTCCCTACACCCATAACATTAAGAAGGGTGACATGGAGCTAGAAGTTTTGTTCCTTGCCCTAGATAGGCCAGAAGATGTTAAGAAATTACTCTCGTTGGAGCTTACGGGAATATGGATCAATGAAGCTAGGGAGATTCCTAAGAGTATTATTGATGCCTGCACAATGCGTGTTGGTCGTTATCCTTCTATGCGTGATGGTGGCCCTTCTTGGACTGGCGTTATTGCCGATACCAACGCGCCTGAGGAGGATCACTGGTGGCCGATTATGTCCGGTGAGGTTCCAATCCCAGATCATATACCGCGTGAGCAAGCTAAGATGTTGGTCAAGCCGACTAATTGGAATTTCTATACCCAACCCTCTGGGATGGTGGAGAAGAAAGACGAGCAAGGAGAGATAGAAGGGTACGTTCCAAGCAAAGGCGCAGAGAATCAAAAGAACATGATGAAGAGTTACTACCCTAATCTAGTGCAGGGTAAGACTAAATCATGGATTGATGTCTATGTTATGAATAGATTAGGCCATATCCAAGAGGGGAAGCCTGTGTATCCTATGTTTGCTGCCGAAGTTCACGTTGCAAAAGAAGAAATACCTATAGCCGCTAAC